ATCGGAATCGTACATACTACAGCTGAGAGCACAATAGAGCAGCTCGAATTACTCGGTATAAGCTCTGTTGCACAAATGACCGCCTAGTAGTATCATCAAAGTGTAGAATAAATGTTGCGGGCATGGTGCTCGCAATGGTCTATTTATAAGGAGGGACTATTTATGACTACACATTTCACTTCGGGTGTTACCAATGTTGGGACTGATACAACACTAGGTAAAATAAAAATGCCCGCACCACACAAGTATCATTCATACTTCAATGATTTCGATACTTATCTCGCGTCCGATTGGACAATCACAACAACTGAGGACGGAACTGGGTCTGCTACAGAGGCACTAGCCGATGGCGATGGTGGTTTACTACTCGTTACCAATGCAGCTGGCGACAATGACCATGACTTTTTCCAACTGGTTAAAGAAGGTTTTAAATACGAAACTGGCAAACAGTTGGCTTTCAATATGAGGTTTAAAACCAGTGATGCTACGCAATCAGACATCGTAGCTGGTTTACAACTGACTGACACGACGCCTTTGGATGTTACAGATGGTATTTTCTTTTTGAAGTCTGACGGCGGAACAACTGTTACTTTCATCGTTGAAAAAGACAGCACGCAATCTACTTTGGATTTGCCAAACGCTTTGGCCGACGATACTTTTATGACTATAGGTTTTGTTTATAGTCCTAAAGATCAGAAGTTTCATGTCTTCCAAAACAATGTTTTGGCGGGCACTGTAGTAAGTACCAATGCTCCAGATAATGAAGAGATGACTCTTTCATTTGGCATACAAAATGGTGCTGCTGCTGCAAAGACTTTGACAGTCGATTATGTTGGAGCCATGAAAGAGCGTACAGCAGTTACAGAGCTGTAAGGAGTAGATTATGGCTGATGCAGTAACTTCACAAACTATCCAAGATGGTGAGAAGACTGCCATACTGAAATTCACCAATGTCTCTGATGGCTCTGGTGAATCAGCTGTTAAAAAAGTAGATGTCTCTGCCCTGGCAACAAACAGTGCCGGGCAAACATGCACATCTGTTTCAGTAGCAAGAATCTATTGGGCCACATTTGGTATGAGTGTCAAACTAGAGTTTGATGCAACATCCAATGTCCTTTTAGTACACTTGCCAGCTGACAGCACCGGGGACGAATACTATGATTTATTTACTGGTATTCCGAACAATGCTGGAAGCGGAGTAACTGGAGACATTGATTTAACAACTGCTGGACACAGTAGCGGCGATGCTTACACGATCATTTTGGTTCTTAATAAGAACTATTAATGGCGACTACGAAGGATGTAAAAAGATCTCCCAGCGGTAGGCTTTCCTACCGCGGGGAAACTTTTTCTGGTTTCAACAAACAAAAAAGGACTCCAGGCAAGAACAAAAAATTTGCTGTCTTGGCTAAAAAAGGCGACCAGGTAAAAATTGTTCGATATGGGGATCCAAAAATGACAATTAAAAAAAGCCAACCCGCTCGTAAAAAAAGTTTTAGGGCCAGGCATAATTGTGATTCGGTCCAAAAGAAAAAAGATGTTTTTACAGCTGGATATTGGTCTTGTAAAAATTGGTGATAAAGAATGGCAATTCCAAAAAACGTAGCAAATCCAAGTCTATATAAAAAAGCAAAATCCAAAGCGAAAGCTAAGTTTGACGTTTACCCGTCAGCTTACGCAAATGCTTATATGGTTAAAGAATACAAAAAAATGGGCGGCAAATATAAAGGCGCCAAAAAAGCAGCTGGAGGAGAGATGAGTTTAAAAGCAGTGCCATCTAAAAATAAAGGATTGTCAAAACTACCAAAGAAAGTCCGTAATAAAATGGGCTACATGAAAAATGGTGGCTCTGTAATGATGGTCCAAGGCAGAGGTTGTGGCGCGATGATGGAATCAAAGCGCAAAAAAACCAAAGTGCCTAGAGCGTAATGAGCCTAACCAAGTGGTTTAAAGAAGATTGGGTTGATATCGGATCCCCAAAGAAAGGCGGCGGATTCAAAAAGTGCGGCAGATCTAAGGCAAAAAAAACTAAAAGAAAATATCCAAAATGTGTGCCAGCTGCAAAAGCGGCCAGCATGACTAAATCACAAAGAAAATCTGCGGTTAAAAGAAAAAGATCAAAAAAACAAGGAGTTGGTGGAAAGCCAACCAATGTTAAAACTTTTGCGGCCACAGGTGGTATGATAAGATCTAAACCTAACATGGGATTATTCGGTAGGAGATAAAAATGAAAAAATCCAAATATATGGCCAAAGGCGGAGGCATGAAAAAGTCAAAGTACATGGCTAAAGGCGGAGCTATGAAAGGCACCAAATATATGGCTATGGGCGGGGCTATGAAATCAGAGGTGAAAGCAATGCCTGGTGTTAAAAAGATGCCTCAATCTGTAATTAACGCTTTAGAAGGTGTAGCGGTAGGCGCGGGAGGCGCGGGTGCTGCCAAAGTTGCCAAGAAAGGTTTACACAAAGGTACTAGGAAGCGATTAAAAGGATTGTTTCAGAGAAAAAAAGTTTCTGGGAAAGGCAAAAGAGCTAGATAAATTAAATATTAAAAAGTAGTGACGTATTTAATATCAAACATTCCTCAGTTTAAATGCTGGGTAAGAAGAGAATTTACATCAAATCACCAAAACTATCATGGTGAGTATCTGCATGCCTTGGCATTTGCAGTAAATACAATTCCGGACAGATCCCTGTCTTTCCAAGTGGTTTTTACTGGTTGCGAAACCGATTTTGAAAATTATCCAGATGAAAATGTGCATGGCGGAGCTATGTGGGCTAGGATGCCAATACAAGCGCTTATAGCAGACGTTCCTTTAGAAGAATGGCCACAACCTATGGAAGATCATTTGGCGCAGCCTTGGGATTGTTTAAGCCACCATCACAGCGTGGTTTCTTTAGATCGTGTGAGCTCAAGTCCTTGGTATTGCAAAATAGGCGGTGAATTTTACCTGGGTAAATACATGTTTACAGTTGATTACACCGAACACTCGATTGCGGATGATCCCGCTCAACACAAACAATCTCATGTGCTATACTTGACTGATGCTGGTCCCTGGACTGGTAATTTTGTTGCGCTGCCTAATAATAGAGTTAGGGCCACGAATCCAGCTTTATGGAGGACTGGTGAAGGCGCACCAGATTTTTCGCCTTCGCAATGGGTCCACTCGGCGGAGCAGCATGAGAGCTATACAGATCCGATAATTACATTTGACAATCTATACGCTCCAGAAGAAGATAAGGAAAAAGAATAATTATGGCAACTTCGGGAAGCAAAAATTTTGAACTAGATGTAGCAGATTACGTCGAAGAGGCATTTGAGCGCTGCGGAATTGAGCTCAGAACTGGTTACGATTTAAAAACGGCAACCAGGAGCTTAAATTTAATGTTAGCAGAATGGTCAAATCGCGGCCTAAACCAATGGTCTATTAAAGAGAAAACTGTGGCCATGGTTGAAGACACAACTACATACAATGTTGACAGCACCAATGGAACAGCTGCAATCGATGTCTTGGATGTCTTTATAAGAGAAACCATTGGATCTGAGGCAACAGATCTCCCAATGTCAAGGTTAAGCAGAGCGGAGTATTCTCACATAACCACGAAATCAACAACCGGGAAGCCAAATCAATTTTTTGTAAACAAACAGCTAACGCCAACTATTTCTGTGTGGCCCACTCCAGATAAAAGCAGCACCTATACTATTTACATGAACGTGCTTACCAGAATGGATGATGCGGATGCTGGGGCTAATACACTTGATATGCCGTTTCGATTTTATCCTTGTTTAGCAGCTGGCCTAGCTTATTACATATCATTGAAAAGAGCTCCAGACAGAACACAAATGTTGAAAGCCTTGTATGAAGACGAATTTGCAAGAGCTCTAGCTCAAGATGAAGATCGATCTTCTTTTAATATTTCACCTAACTTGAGAAGTTATAACAGCGCGTAATGGCTTTTGCATCGGGAAAATACTCTTACGGGATCTGCGACATAACTGGTTTTCGTTATAAGCTCCAAGACATGAAAAAAACTTGGGATGGTTTGCTTGTAGGACCAGATCAATGGAGCCCAAAACATCCACAGCTTATGCCAAAAAATTCACCAAACGATCCACAAGCTATTAGAAATGCACGACCGGATGTCGATGAAGACAACACAAAATTTTTGGTCTACACTAATGTTGGAGATGGAAAATTGGGTGCAGTTTTGGACACATTTTCTGTTACAACTAGCGTCGGTGAGGTAACAATAACGACATGAGTTTTACATACGGAACATTGAAAACAGCGATTCAAGATTATCTTGAGGTTTCTGAAACAACTTTTACAACACAGCTGCCTACGTTTATCAAAGAGGCAGAAGATCGCATATTTTCTTTTGTGCAGCTGCCAAAACAAAGAAAAAATGTTCAAGGTAATTTGACAACAGGCAATCGTTTTTTGGCAACACCAACAGATTTCTATGCACCAATGAGCTTGGCTATCATTAGCTCAAGCACACATGATTATTTAGATTTTAAACATCCATCGTTTATGAAAGAGTTTTCTCCAGGCACAACACAAACAACGCCTAAGTATTATTCTTTATTCGATGATGCGGCTTTTGAAGTTTCACCGATTCCAGATTCCGATCTGACAGTCGAGCTTCATTATTTTTATAAACCAGAATCTCTTACAAGTGGTAGTGACAGCGGTTCAACCTTTCTTTCAACAGATTATCCAGATGCTTTGTTATATGGATCTTTGGTTGAGGGAGCAATCTTTTTAAAAGAACCCGCCGACGTCGTTGCCCAATTTGAGGGCAGATTTAAGGAGGCGGTAGGTAGAATGAAAAATACCTCAGAAGGTCGCGGCACACGCGACGAATATCGTTACGATTCGGTCCGCACTAGCGTGACTTAATGCAACGAATTGAATCACTAGAAGGCAAAAGAGTAGCAATAATCGGTTTGGGAATATCCCAGGTTGATTTTGCTATTGGATTGCAAAACGGAAGAGAATGGGATGAAATTTGGTGCATCAACTCAGCTGCGGCCACATACCCATGTGATAGAATTTTTATGCTGGATCCAGCGAGCAGATTTTATGATTCAGACGATGCCGGGAAACAAACTTCGGTTATGTGTCGTTTACTTGATGAAACTGAAAAGCCAGTTTACACATGCGAGCTCGATCCCAGAATAAAGAATCCAGTCTTATACCCGGTAGAAGAAGTATGCAATGACACAAAATGTGCATACTTGAATACGACTGTGGCCTATACAATCGCATTTGCTTTATGGAACAAGGTCAGCAGAATTGATCTTTATGGCATTGATTTTTCATACAAAGAGAATATGCACTTTGCAGAAGCGGGAAGGGCTTGTGTAGAGTTTTGGATCAGCAAGTGTATGAGCGCTGATATTTTAGTAGGAATCAGCGGTAGATCTACAGTTTTAGACTCGAATGTTCCGGCCACAGAAAAACTTTATGGTTTTCATAGGCTTGATAAACCTTTGGTTGCTGTGCCACATGAAGGCAAGTTTATTATTGGTCCATTTGACGAAATCAATGACAAACTAGAAGAGTTTGGTTTGAAAATCAATGAAGATGTGGTTCCACCAGAGCCATACAAAGGGTAAATATGAGCGTAGAAGGTGATTTTGCTTTAGGGAATGTTTCTGTTTCAACCACAGAATATAAGGGACACGATCCAGAATTTTGGGCTGCACAGGCCACAAAAAAGATATGTGATATATCAGATAGCGCACCGGATCATATAAAACAACAAGCTCGTGCTTTTCAAAACCAAGTTTATACTGTAATCTTATATACAATAAAGAACGCGATTAAGTCACAGAACACAACTTATGCCAATTTATTAAAAGAACAGGGCCATGAAGACATGGCTAAAATATTGAGGGAGCTTTAAATGGCAATTACATCGGCAATAGCAACAAGTTTCAAACAAGAATTGTTGGTTGGAACTCACAATTTTACCAATTCGAGTGGAAACAGTTTTAAATTGGCTTTATATACAAGCTCGGCTACTTTGGGAGCTGGGACCACAGCGTATGTGACAACAGGTGAAGCAACTGGAACAAACTACACTGCTGCTGGATCCGCTTTAACGAATGTCACGCCAACTACATCTAGCACAACGGCTTTTTGTGATTTTGCAGATTTGACGTTTAGCAATGCAACAGTTACAGCCAGAGGTTGTTTAATCTACAACGATACACAATCAGACAAAGCAGTTTGTGCGATTGATTTCGGCGGAGATAAAACATCGACAGCTGGTGACTTTACAGTTGTCTTTCCAACCGCAGATGCTTCAAACGCGATTATTCGTTTAGCATAAGGTCAACAAGGATATGTTAGAATCTAACGATGCCTCTGACCAAATTAAACTTTAAGCCAGGAATAAACAAAGAAGAAACCGATTACTCAAACGAAGGCGGTTGGGTTGACGGCGACAAAATTCGTTTCCGTAAAGGTCGTGTTGAAAAAATAGGCGGTTGGGAAAAATTTTCATCCAGCACCATAATTGGTTCTCCACGAGCTCTACATTCCTGGATCTCTTTAGGTGGCAGTAAATATCTTGGAATTGGCACCACCAATAAGTATTACATCGAAGAAGGTGGAACCTATAACGATGTAACACCAATTCGCAAAAATACCACCAATGCAGCTACATTCGCTGCAACCAATGGATCTTCAACTTTGACAGTCACCGATGCCAGTCATGGAGCTGTTAATGGTGATTTTGTTACCTTTTCAAGCGCAGTTTCATTAGGCGGTCTTGTTACGGCCAATGTTTTAAACCAGGAATACCAGATCACTTTGGTAACCGGAACAAACACTTATGAAATTACTGCAAAAGATACCTCTGGCGATACAGTAACCGCCAATGCAAGCGATTCTGGCAACGGCGGATCGGCGACAGATGCAGCATACCAGGTAAATTCTGGCTTAGATGTTTATGTCCAATCTACAGGTTGGGGTGTAGGAACCTGGGGAGCGGGCGGTTTTGGTTCATCTTCTGGTCTATCTGATACAAACCAGTTGAGATTGTGGACACACGATAATTTTGGTGAAGACCTTATTATTAATCCCCGTGGTGGAGACATATATCGTTGGGTTGAGAATGACGGATTGAGCACTAGAGCAGTGAAATTGTCTTCTGTTTCCGGTGCAAACTTGGTGCCCACACAAGGTTTGCAAGTGATTACCTCAGAAACCGACAGGCATCTGATAGTATTGGGTGCTGATCCGATTAGTGGGAGCTCCAGAACTGGAACCATTGATCCAATGTTGGTGGCATTTAGCGACCAAGAAAATGCACTGGAATTTGAGCCGCTTAATACAAACACAGCTGGATCTCTTCGATTGTCCTCTGGTTCTTCTATTGTAGGAGGCTTGAAAGCAAGACAAGAGGTATTGATTTGGACCGATACATCTCTGTATTCAATGAACTTTATTGGCCCACCATTAACTTTTGCGATGAATTTAATCAATGAAGGCGCTGGACTAATTGGGCCTAAAGCCGCAGTCAATTCACCGAAAGGTGTGTTTTATATGTCTAAAAAAGGGTTTTACTTTTATAACGGAGCAGTACAAAAATTG